ATGCTCGTAAGACTGTTGCAAAAGTTAAAAAGATATCTAAACCATTTGCAAGGAAAATCCAAATCTTAACTGTTGGAGAACAAAGAGCAAAAGTTATGGGTAAAACAGAAGTAGCGTCTATATTTAAAAAGGGGAAAGATGCAATCAGAAAAAGGAGAAAAAAATAATGGCACTTGCAAAGAGTCAAAGAAGTCTAAAAGCATGGGGCAAGCAGAAATGGAGAACGAAGTCTGGCAAGAAGTCTTCGGAGACTGGGGAAAGATATTTGCCAGAGAAAGCTATCAAAGCAATGTCAGCTTCGGAATATGCAAGGACAACGGCAGCGAAAAGAAAAGGTAAAGCAGCAGGTAAACAGCATGTTAAACAACCAAAATCAATTGCAAAGAAAACAAAACAATATAGGAGATATAGCTAATGATGAAGAATGGTATGAAGATGAAGAATGGTATGAAGAAAAAAGGTGTTGCTAAAAAACATAAAGGTTTTTCTAAATTACCAGAAGCAGTTCAAAGAAAAATAAATAAAAAACTAGCTAAGAAAGTATAATGAGAAAAGGACTTTATGCTAACATCCATGCTAAAAGAAAGCGTGGTGGTAAAATGCGAAAGAAAGGTGCTAAAGGTGCACCTACAGCTGCACAATTTAAACGTGCATCTATGACAGTTAAGGGTAAAAAATAATGGCAAAGACACCTGCATGGCAACGTAAAGAGGGTAAGAATCCGTCTGGAGGTTTAAATGCTAAAGGACGTGCTTCATACAATCGTGCAACAGGAGGCAACCTAAAAGCCCCTAGTAAAAAGGTAGGCAACAAGCGTAGAGCTAGCTTTTGTGCAAGGATGAAAGGTATGAAGAAAAAATTAACTTCTGCTAAAACTGCTAATGATCCAAACTCTAGAATTAATAAAGCACTTAGGGCTTGGAATTGTTAGTTTAATATTATTACTACATATAACTATGGACGAGTACGGTAAAGCAAAAGATTTTCTAAAGACAATACGAGATGTAAAGTCACAGTATAGCCAAGATTCTTTTGAGGCTAGTGTACCTGACGAATTTATATTATCAATAGCTACAGCTGAAACTGGTAATTTTAAATTTGAAGGTGCTGATACTGCACGAAGAGCTAATAACTATTTTGGATTACAAGCCATAGGTAATCAACCATTTATATTATCACAAGATCCTACAAAAAAGGCAAAGGTAAGAGCATTCGATACTCCTGAAGATAGTGTAAAAGGTTTTCTTGATTTGATGAAGACTGGGGATAACTACCAAGGTGTAAGAGATGCTATTGATAGAGGTGATGATGTAATAAATTATTTTGATCATCTTGGTAAATACGCAGAGAAAGAAGATTATGGTGAGTATTTAAAAGATGTATATGTAACAAGAGTGTTAAGTTTTATGCAACCTAAAAAGGATGATGATAAACTTATATTTCCTAAACGTAAACCTATGAGCACTCAAATGAATAATCTAAAATAATGGCAGCACAATTATTACCTCCTGTTGTAACTGCAATAGGTAGATATGCTGTACCATATTTATTTAAAGAATATATAAAAAAAGGTGCAAATGAATTTGGTAATATATATGGGTCATCTGCATTACAATCTATAAATACTCTTGGTGCACAGAATCAAGATTTATTTAATCAAGAGTTTGCAAACTACGATGACGATAAAGATAGTGAAGAAGATAAGACACCTACTTTATTTGATAAGGACGAAACTAAACAGCCACAGCAACAACCACCCAAAGATCCAGACCCAGGTTATCCCTTTGATCCAGAATTTGAATTATCTAAAAGAACTACAGAAGAAGTAATAAGGCAAACTAAAGAATTAGAAAAGAAATATAAAGAACCTAAAGTAGAATTTGGCCCACTAACAGAAACAGAAAAACAAACTGCAAAGGCACTGATGGGTGACCAACCAGAGTTTTTTTCTCGTGTTGCTAAATCTATTAAAGATGCTAAACCAAATAAACTTACCAAGAATAAATGGAAAAGTTATATACAAGGGGACAAGCAAGAACTTAAATTCTTAGGCTTAGATAAATTTTTACAAGGTAATGAGTCTATAACTAAACAAGAGTTATTAGACTTTGTAGACCAGACAAACTTTGCAAATAAATTAAAAGTAGTTGAAGTACCTTTAGAAGATCAATATGATTTTAGTCAGTATTCTATAGGTGGTGCAGGCGGTAAAAGAGCTGTTAGTATTTCACAAGATGGCCCTAACCCAGACGATGTTATATCTGGAAAAAGTTTAGAAGGGTATAAATCTACTGTAGAGCAATATGTTTTTCAAGTAGATAATATATCTTTTGATGAAGAAGGAAAAGTAAAAGAATTAAATGTAGGTGATGCAGATACAGCACATTTCCCTTTAAAGTATGCAAAGAATGCCATAGCACATGCTAGAGCACAGACAGGATACTTTAATGCTGATGCTGTAGAAAAAAGATTAAATGCAAAAGAAGCTGATGGTGTAAAGTTAAGTAATGATGATAAAATTTTAAAGAGTGCATCTAGACAATTAGAAGATACTTTTATCATAGATGAAATACAATCTGATGCTATACAGAATATACAAAAAAGAGGGACTAAAGAAGACTTTATTATAATAAAAGGTAGTGACATTACATCAGATTTTTTAGAAAAATTTTATCCTAATTATGCTGTTAAATCTACACCAGTAAGTATACTTGAAGGTAAATCTGATGATGAACTTAAAGACGAAGGTTTAATAGCTGCTAGGGATAATCCTAATGTTTTATATTCTATAGATCCAGATAGAGATATAGCAAGTGAACGTGGTGTACCTGAAGTTAGATTAATGAGTAATAACTTTTATGTTTTTGATAAGAATACTTTAGTCACTAAAGGATCTTATAAAACAGAAGAAGCTGCACAAAAAGTTGTAGATAATAGAGGTTTAAACCCCTTACCAATAACTGAATCTAAAAAGTATGTAGAGCTAGTATTAAATGCTATGATAAAGAAAGCAGTAGAAAAAGATTTAGATAGCATTGGTATAACTAATGGTCAGATACAATATGATAGATATGATGGCCAGCCAATAGAAGATAAAGAAGGTTTAAAAAAATTTTATGACGAGATTGTATTTAAGCAATTAGAAAAAGTTGCTAATAAATATGGTGTAGAATTAGAAACTGTAGAGTTACCTGGAAAAACAGGGCCAAAAGAATTTGATGATGTAGGTTTAAATGAACCTACGGAAGCATCAGATGCAAGAGCTATAACTCGTAGAACTACAAGAGCATTGAGAGATGGGTTTGTTTTGCGTAAAATTAAATATGGTGTATTAGCACAAACAATTGAAAATCTAATGCGTGGAACTGTAGATGGTGACCCAATAGGTGAGGATTACATCGGGGGAAGGGAAAATGCCATATTACCAGATTATGCAAGTATATTTACTAGAACAGGTAGAGGTGCAGGAGAAACTTTTTTAGATACTTTAATTGATGATAATATAAACGAAGACATTAATCTTGATAAAGAATATTACATTTGGGTAAAACCAGATACTAAAATAGATGAAGCAATATCTAGATCTAACGCTGGTGAGCTAGCAAGTGTAGCTAGAGCATGGGATATTAGAAATCTTAATTTACAAATGCCTGTATCAGAAGTTGTCCCTTCAGGTGGCACAGATATAAATAGCTATAATTCTTTTATATCTGAATACTTTGATGAAAAAGGACCTGATCTAAAGTACATGCATGAAATCATTAAAATGAGAATACCAAAAGAATTACAAAAAGATATATTAAGCAAACCTATTAAATTAAGTAAAGCTAAAACACAAACAGATAGATTACTCGCATAAAAAAGGGGAGCCATAAAGACTCCCCTGCAGGCAACGATAAAGACACTCAGAGTTTTTACTCTGGGTGTCTTTTTTTTTGGTCAACCAAATTCTTAAACTTTTTGTATAATGGTTTTAATATCATCTTGAAGTTTTCTCCCAACAGAGTTAGCATGGTTTATTACAGCTGCACAAAGATTGCCATGATACGGATAACCTTTTAATGCTTCTCTAATTTTACCAACAGGTTTACCACCGTAGTCAATCACGATAGCATTGTCTCTATTTAATCCAATCTTTAATTCAAATAGTATACCTGTAAACTTATCTATATTATTTTTTTCTGGCATCGTCACCTCCGTTAAATCCTTGAGGATTTAAAGTAGACAAAGTATTCATAAGTTTAACAACTTCACCATATGGTCTAGTCATTAGGTATCTCATGATATCCATCAGCTGTTCTGAGTTTATAGTATAAACTCTAGGTTGTGCTTTTTGTTGTTGTGGTTTTTCTTTCTCATCAGGCATTTGGTTCTCCAAAGTGTTTATTTATTGTTTTTATATTTTCTTCAGCAGTAGATACTACATTAACTAGTTTATCTAACTCCTCTGTAAATTGTGGATGTTCTCCTATTGCTACTGGGCTGTGCAAATAAATAAATATCTTTGAAGTAGCATCAGATATTTGTGCATTATATTTTTTTAGTAAAGCATCTATCAATAAATCTCTAACTGCCATTATTGTGCTCCTTTAAATTGATAGTATTTATCTTCTATTAATTCCTCATCATCAAGATAAGGATTAGATTTAGCAGACTCAGATTCTCTTGCATCTCTAATAGTTTGATTTAAGGTTCTACCTTTTCTCAAACACCCTGCAACAAAATCTTCTACTTCTATTATTGCTTGTTTAACTTGACCCATTACTAACCTCCTGTATTAGTCTGTTTAAGTACCATTGTGCTTTTTTTAAATCTTCTAGTGGTTCATTCTTAAATCTATATCTAGCAACATATTTTAATATATTACCTTTTAGATACCCATGAAACTCACTAGCTGTCATGACATCACTAATTACATCAATAGTTTCTTGCTTACCATGTAAGTAATGTGATGGTGCATTGACATTATCTTTTGCCATACTCTCTCCTAATAGTTTTAATATCAATAGTCTCAATATTATAATTACCATCTTTAACTTCTCTTTTAACTATTAATCCACTCCACCACATATGTTGGGTATCTCTTGCAAAATGCTCTGGGTGACTTAAATAACAGCCAGCAGATAACCCATGTAATTTTTTACCATTAGGTAATGTAGACATAGCGTAATCTAATAAATGACTATGACCTACCGTAGCAGAAACCTTGTGCTTTGTCAATAGAGTTCTACCAATATTTTCACCAGATATAGCTGATCCCATAATACCAGATGGAAAGTGGTGTGCATAGTGTATGCCATCTACAACTTTCATTTGTTTGTAAGGTACTTCTTGCCAACCATATTTCTTAAATTGTAGATCACTTATCTTTAATGTACCATCTAACTCTGGGTTTTCATCCACGAATCTATCTATTCTATCTTCATGATTACCATGTAACATTATCTTTCTAGGTTTATGTTTACCTAAACCTTTATTAAATAATGCTAATGCATCATCTGAGTGCTCCATATCTTTTTGATATCTTCTGCCTTCAAATGATTTCTTTGCTCTATCATAAGTAGATAAAGAATCCATACTACAAAAGTCACCCATACATATAACATGAGTAGCTTTTATATCTGCCGCAAGTCTACCTGCCCACAGAAATCTATCATTGCTTGCTTTGGGTGTGCAATGAGGGTCACCCATAACTAAGTGCGTTGCCATTAGTTTAACTCCTTGTCTCGTTTCATTTTTAAGTATTCAAGAAAGTCCACCACATTAGATTCATCATCAAACTCTGCAACAGAACTAATTGTTAAATCTTTCTCATTGTTTTTTTTATCTTCAGCACATCCACGGAGTCCCCATAGAAACGTTGACTGGGGGTCAGTAGTTGCCATCTTTATCATGCCTCTAGCAATTGTAGAACATAATTCATAT